ACCGACCGGATACCCCACCCCCGGCGAGACACTGCCCAAGCCCCTCGACGGATCGGCCCCCGCCGCCAGTGCCGACGACACCACCCCCACGCTCGATCTCGGTCAGGTGCGCCGGCGACACCGGGTAGGAGGAGATGAGGTTGGTGATCCGGTTTTCGCCCTCATGGATCTGGCAGTGCATGTCGATGATGGGGACCCGCATCATGCCGGCCATGCGGGCGAGCACAATGTGGTACGTCCACGGGGGCGGAGGGTTGGTCATGTCGCTTGGGGCGTGGACGGGGACCGAGAACTCGCCGTGCACCTTCTCGGTGCGGGGCTCGACGATGACGCCGTCGTCGGCGATGACGACCCGAGGGTCGGGGCTGATAGTGAGCGTGCCCGTCGCATCCATCCCGGATGAGTCGGTTACACGCCCGGTAATGAATGCGACGGGCATCTCAGGTCACTTCTTTTCCAGGATCTCGATAATGCGGGCGTTCTGGGTCTCCGCGTGCTTGACGGCCTCCCGGATCGCACACATCTCCTGCCACGTGGCGCGCGTGTACCAGTTCATGTCACCCGCAAAGTTCTTGCCCTCCTGCCCGCTACGGAACAGTTCGTAGATAGCCTTGAGGTACTCGACGCTCTCACTCATGTCAATATCATCTCCATTTTCGCTGTCACCGCGGAAGCGGATGACTCTGTACCACTTGTATCCAGTTGTGAAAGGGTGGGACCAGTAGTCGACGGCGCGTACCTCGCCACCACTGTCGCCTCTGTAGCCGTCGATGGACCCGTCCTCTGCGATCCACGCCTCGCACAGGAGCCCGTGGCCGATCATGCCGACGTGGCCGTCGGCGAGCAGGATGTCGCCGTCGGCGGGCTCGTAGTCGTCGGTCCACGCCCAGTCGTCGCACTGCCCAGATCGCTGCGCCTGGTAGAGGAGGGATCCGGTCCACATGTCACGGGTGAAGATCGGCACCCCTGCCCACGTAAAGACGGCGCACACCATTTCTGAGCAGTCGACGTTCACCATCCGTGACGTGTCGTCCGGCCCACTGAGCTCATAGATGGTGAGCCGGTCGGGCTGGCTATAGCCGATGCAGTCGTTTTGGGTGATACGGTACGCAATATCACCAAGTTCCGCGTTAGTCGTCATTCACGTTCACGTCCGCGACCGCCAGCACCGCCGTGACCAGGCCAGTGACGACGGGGACAGCGTCCTGCGTAATTACACCATAGAAGGCGGCGAGAGCCAGGACCGCAATGGAGACTCGGTACAGGTAGCGTCGAGTCTGGGGCTTGAGATTCATTTTTCCTCCGTGTTCTTGACGACGCGTGAGACGTCGTTCTCTATTTTTTCTAGGCGTTCCATGACGCCGGGTCTTCGAGGCACACCGGGGCGTGCCTCGGTTCCTCGCCAGTCGTCGAGAATTTGTGACACTCTATGCATTTGGCGGGACATCCATGCAATCATTCCGATCATGACGGTGATGAGCCCACACCATGTCGCCATAATCTCTGCGTTAATATGCACTGTCATAGAAAGAGCTCCTGAAAAGAGTTACGAGAGGCCGCACAGTCAAAGAACGCCTCTCCGTTCCGGTACCGCGTCCTGAGCCACGCCGGAATATTGTCGCTACGAATCAATCCAACCTCCCCCTCCCTAATGTCGTCGGTGATAGTATACAGCACCTCGTCTTTCTTGGGACGGCGGCGCTGGATAAACACGGCGCGCACCGACTTCCACACCGAGAAGGAGCCTGCATCGCAACGGATCGTGAACATGTATGTGGCGCGGCCGTCTTTCTTGCACACAAGTCTGCCGTCGTTGTCGCGGAACGCGTTGTCCACGGCGTAGTCCGCGTACGTGGGGTCATAGTGCTCAATGAAGCGGCCAAAACGCGTGTTGCGAACCTCCCTCGAGAATCGTTCGGACTCCACGAAGTGGGCGATCACGAAGCCGTCACCGAATTTCACGAACTCGCGATCGCCTGGCATGATCTGCCACTGCGCGAAATACGGGTTCATAATGCTCACAGAGTTTGACAGCATGAGGACGCGCGTCTTGTCTTGATACCTGTCCACGGTGCTATAGAAGTCTAGTAGTTTCCGCACTTCGTCCGGCAGGTAACGGGTGATTCCCGTCTCGATAATGAACTCATCAAAAATAATCGTCGTCACATTCGGGAACGGCACCGACTTCACGTTCCCGGCGGTGCTGAGCGCAAGAAAATATCCGAGCGGGATCCATTTCTTGTCCCCCTCCACGCGCCCGCAAGCCGTTCTGCCCTGCATACAGAACTCCCACCCCGGGAACTCGTGCGCAATATCGTCGAAAAACGTCGACACCTGCTTAAGCTCCGTATTGTAGCGCCGCAGGTAGATGAACGTCTTTCCATACCGTATCGCGTTCTTGATCGCGATTTTCTTCGCACCATACGTTTTACCCAAACCCCTGGCGCCCATCACCATGTTAATGGCAGCGCCGTATGAGAGAACATTGTCGTAGCTGTAGTACGAAAAATTAGTCACAGGTACCGCCTCAACTCCCACGAGCACCCCGCAAACATAGACAAGTTCCCGTAGTGCGGCTCCGAGTGCCCGTCCGGGCCCCGGGCCCCAATACTCTCCCCGCCGCCGTCACCGCCAGTACAGTACTCGATATGGCCGCCGCCCGAATACCACCGGCACACAACCAGATCCCCTTCCTTCACCTGGTCATAGGCGTTGAACGACCCCTCGCCCTCGGCAACAACCCAGCCGCTGTTTGTGTTGCCGAAGATCTCGGCAGTCCCGCCTGGCCCAATATCAATGTCGCAGCACGTCTTGTACAGCCACCAACAAAACCCGCTACAGTCGGTGACACCTGTCTGGTCCGGGTGCAGGCGAGCCTCATACCACTGGTGATACTCGAACTTCCCGATCGAGTCGATGGCCAGCTGGGTCATCTTAGAAGCATCGCCGCCACCACCTCCGCCGCCGCCGCCGCCAGAATCCTTCTTCTGCTCACGCTTCTCGACCGTTTTTTCGGGGCGATAGTATCCGTCAGCGCTAGGGTAAGCCCTAATAGTAGAATCATCCGAAAGGAAGACGGTGAGGGACCCGTCGTTGCTGGAGCGGATGTATTTGATGCTTTTGGACTTCTCACCCGCTTTCAGGCCCCGGAGCTCGTTCGCACCCATGTCGTTCCCCGACTCCCCCGGGTCCAGTTCCACGCCGTTGGTCTCCAGATTCGCGATCATCCGGTAGGCGATCTCATACCGCTGCCCGACCGCATACCACTCACCCTCATACTTGATCGCCGCGGCCATCGAATCAAGGGTCGCCGGGGTGCCGGCACCAGCTGCCAGCCGCCCCAGGATTGCGGCGTAGTTCCCCCACCGGTGCATCACCACGATCAGCAGCATGCATGCCTCAGTCTCACTCTCCGGGTCCATCCCCAACTCACGGCACCTGGGAATATAGTCCTCCTCAAGATCTTGAAGCATCTGGGAGTTCTGGATACGGTGCCCCTCATCAGAGTCCAGGGCGGAAGACAGGGCGGAACGGTCGGCGCCGCCAAGGTACTGGTATTTCCTGGCGCCGATCGTCCACGAATCCCTGCCCTCCGCCAGCCAGCCGTCGACGGTACCCCCAAAAGACGTGCCCGCGGAGAAGCGCTTCAGCAGGTCGTATGCGCGCCCCTGCGTCCACTGGCCGATGCCGAGGGACAGGGTATCGGGAGCCGAGATGATGCCGTAGTCATTGCTCGCCTCTACGGTCGCCAGTGTGGCGATCATACACCTTTTGTGAGTATCGTCGAAAGCCATGGTTATTAGTGGACGGTGATGTGTGTGTTTCTCATGAAAATGGTGGTGTCACGGTCCGTGGGACCAAGGTAACGGAGAGACACCTTGTACTCGCCCGCCCCCTCGTCAGCACGGAAGATCCCCGACACCTGGGAGTGCACATACGCGCCCTCCCACGGCCCTTGAGACCCCGCGTTGGCCATCCACACGCCCGCACCCGAGGGCTTCACAAGGTACAGGTACCAGTGGATGGCATTCGACCCTTGGGTGTCGTGGTGAGCGTTGCCGATCACAGTGATGACGTCGTTGGCGTCGAGAGTCATTTTCCCTTCAACAACCGTTTTAGAGGTGGAGTTGTTGTCGGAGCGCATCTTCCGGTCGGTGAGGCCGTCCGTGAACTTGTAGTACCTGGTGCGAAGGTTCGCGGCCGCGTTACCAGCGGTCTTGGCCTCGGCGATACCGCCGGCGAGGCTTGCCGCAGTGTTCTGGGCGTTAGCGGCGGCCGCCGACGCAGCATCCGCCGCCTGACTGGCGTTGTTCGCCGTAGAGATCGCAGAGTTCGAGTTCTTGAGCGCGTTGTTCGCCGAGGACGCCGCCGACGTCGACGCCGCCACCGCCTGCTCCGCCAGCGTCTTCGCCTCACCCGCCTGAATCTTCGCATTCTGGGCGTCACCCTTCGCAGTCGCAGACACGGAAAGCGCCGACTGTGCCGCCTCCTTGGCGGCAGCAGTATTGTCAGAGGCGTCATTGGCGGACGCGAGGGCGGAAGTGGCGTCCCGGGAGGCGGCCTTCGCGGTGACGAGGGACTCGCCGAGGGTTTCGTCAATCTTGCTCATGGCCCCATTGAAGTCGCCGACGATGTTGAAGTGGTCGGAGTCAATGTACTGGGGGAGACTGAAGTTCTTGGTGTGGTTAGTTGCCGGCATTGTTGTTCTCCTTTATTTATCGGCAGACCCGCTTCTGCAGGTCCTTGATCGTGGCCGCCGCGATAGCGGACAGCGGCATCGTGGAAATAGGTTCGTTGCCCGTGGACAGGGCCTCGTACACCTCGGACAGGGCGAGGGAGACGTGCATGCGGCGCCCCGAGATCGGGGAGTGGATGTACTCGCGGCTGTAGGCGTCAACAAAAATCTTTCCCTGTGTCTGGAGTTCGCTGATCGTCAGGGGCAGGTCGTCCCACTCCTTGCAGGTGAAGCCCGCACGGGAGAAGTCGGCTGCGAGCAGCCCGTTGACAAGAATTCTGTTGTCGAGGTCCCGCATGAAGTTGTCGAGTGTATCGCGGCGGCCTGTGAGCCAGTTGAAGATCTCGACGTGGTCGTGGTGCATTTCCCGCTGGATTTCCTCGCGGATCATCTCGCGGAAGATATCGAAATCGTCGCGGTACTCGTTGATGGCCTCGTTGAGGCGTCGCTTCATCTGGTCCGGGAGGCCCTCGTACTGCCCGACCTCGTCACGAATATCGGACAAGAGTTTGCTGATGCGGGTGTTGTAGTCGGCTGCGAGAGATTCCAGTGACGTGTTGAGTGCATTCCGTAGGCCCTCGTTGACCCACCTGCGGAGTTCCTCAATCACCTGTAGGTAGGTGAAACCGTCCCTGTATGTGAAAGGAATGGTATTAGTAAGGGCATAGTCGTGCGGGACGAGCGAGTAGTCACCGTCGTCGAACTTGTGCCGCCTAGTAAATTCGGGAATAGATACGGAAGGGGCCGATGTATTCGCTCCCGGTGATACTGTCATTACTACTCCTAATCCCCATGAAAAGCTCCGCGAGCTCACTGATAACCATAAGATCAATATTAAGGAAAGTCTGCCGCCACGCCGCAATCAGCTGCGCCGTATGACCAGTATACCCCCACGAATGAGCCTCCTGCGAGGATTCTGCTTGATTAGACCCGCTGCTTTCCGACATGGATTTTGACGCCCCGGAGACCTTGTTGGTTCCCGACCCCTTGGATGCCACATCAGTGGCGGCCGTCGCGTAGTCCTTGTTGCCGGCGAGCCTCACCTGGGGCATCTGTGACTGTACGGTGCGGCTGGTGCCGTCGTTGGTGCTGTCGGTCAAGTTCTTAGTGTCGGCCGACTGTGAGCCCTTGCTGGCCTGTGAGGAGGCCGATTTCTGGTCACTGGTGCTATGCGTGTCCTGGGTGGACAGCGGGTCGATTTCCACCAATTCGGACAGGTAGAGTTTGTTGTAGTACGGCATGACTTCGTTCATCTTGGTGGACATCTGCCGTATCCACATGTCGACTGATTCGAGGCCGATCTCGTTATAGTAGTAGTGGTCAATGATCTTCTGATTCAGGTACTCTCTGTAGGCCTCATCAAAAATAGGGTAGGACGACAGTCCTATGCGATTGACACCCTGCCGCGCGATCACCTCGCGCAACTCCATCGTGAAATCAGCCATCTGGATTCATCCTCTCCATGTCGGTACTCCCCAGGCCGCCGCCCATGCCACCAAGCATTGGGGGCGCGCCCGCGTCAGCGTCGTCATCCAGGTTCCACTCCACCGAGACGTCTAGGCCGAACAGCCTATTGATCTGGTCGCACGCCTGACGGCGCGCGTTCAGTGACACGGCCCGCATAGCAAGCACCTGCCCCGAGGAGCCGGAGGCCTCCTCGACCACCATACGCTCTCGCTTCTCACTATTGACATTCATGATCCCGAGCATGGTCATGCATTCGTTCCAGGTGCGGGATAGTGCCTCGGAGACGTACCGGAGCGTGTCCGCACTGATCCCCGTGTTAAATGCGGCCATCTTGTTGGCGAGCGCGTCATGGGCCATCATTTCGGTGCCGAAGATGACCGGCTGACCGTCGACGACCTCTTTGTACACGTTCGCGAACGTATTGTATTCGTTGTTGTTGACGGCGATCACGAAAGGGTGCCGGGCGTGCAGCATGTCGATCTCGAAAGTGCGGGCGATCGTGGCGAGCCTCTGCGAGTAGACGTCAATGATGTCCATGTCCGGGATACGCATATAGTTCGCCCAGATGGGGACGCATTCTTTCGAGTTCAGGGTCTTCGAGTACAGCATGTTTCCGTACACATTGTACTCGACCGGGTTGTCGTACATGTTCGGGGTACCGAGACCGGTGCCCTTGAGAGCCATGTACCGGGAGTATTCCTGGTCATAGTAGAAGACTGCTAGCGCGTCGGTGAGGAGCAGCATTTCCAGGTAGCGCATGTCGATTGTGTCGGGCATACCCTGCCAGTTGAACCGATTCATACACATTTCGGAGATGATCCGCCGGTACATGGACTGGATCACGGCCTCGCGATTCTTGGCCGAATTGACCTTGGTGGCTGGCACCCCGAAATTCTCGTAAATATTTTCTTTCACATAGTCGCTGCGTGTTGACGGCATCTCAGATCCTTGTCCCCGCGATCGGCTTGTTGTCGGCATAGTCGGTGACCCCAATCTTATTCGGGTCTCGCCACACCGTAACCCCTTTCTCAAGAATACCACGAATAGACTGCCGGAAGCCCTCGGGGCAGTCAGACGGCGCCAGGTAGGTCTCCTGCATCTTCCAGTACGTAAAATTCGTCATGCACATGAGGTCCTGTGGGGGCTGGACTGCGCAGTTCATCGCATACCCGTACCGGAGCCAGAACTCGCCGATCCTGAATACTGCCCCCGAGTCAATGCACTTCTGCCGGCACACGATCTTCCAGTCGTCGGTGGCCAGATTAAAAGCATCCCCGCCCTGCTGGCCCACCGTCGTCGGCTGAATAAGTTTCGCGTCCTGGGTCTTCGCGTTGATGCCCGCGATCGCGTTCGCATAGTCACCTTGGGCCGCAAATTTTGCCATCGCGAGATTACTGTCGGCAATACGAGCAGCATACTGGTTTCCGAGCCCCGTGATCGCAGACCTCTGCTCGTTGATCATCCGCTGATTCTCAAGAGTACTGCCATACTGCATTCCCATGTCGAAGCCCCCCATGATCGCGCTCGCCGCCGCCCCGCCGATGTTCCCCGACAGGGCCTGGCCTAGTGAGCCGGCCACGGTGTGAACGCCGCTTGACAGTAGCTGGTTGTCAGCATTGTACTGGGTCCTCGCCGAGTCAAACTGATTGTTCAAATCGGTAGTGTCCGCCGCCTGCTGGCGTGAGAGCGCCGCCTGGTTGTAGGAGGTTGCTGCGCCCCGTAGCGCCTTCTGCTGCGACCACTCGGCGGACGCGTGCTGATAGACAATCGAATGCGCGTTACTGGCCATGTAGTTCAGGTATGAGTTGTTTGTAAGCGCAAACGTGGGGAAGCTCGTGATCCCCGTCATCGCATCAAAGTGCTCACTGTTGTGATTCTGGCCGTCGGCCACCCACAGTCCCTGGTTCTGCCCGTTCACCGTGTACATGATGCGCGGCGACGGCGGCACAATATGCGCCCACTGCGTGATATCCAGGGACTTGCCCTGGATCGTCTCGGGCTTCACCAGAATCGGGGTCCCCGAGAAAGTCGTCACCTCGTACATCATGTACGGCGACGTCCAAAACTTCCACAAGTGCCGGTACCGCTCCGGAATAATCTCCTCGTCCCGGAAACCCGGCGCCAGGTTAATCGTCTTGTTGTTCGCCAGGTGCCCCTCCCCGAAACCCTTCGTCAGCGGATACACCTCAGCACCAGGGCGGGTGATGTTCGCGCCTTCTTTCCCGTCCTCAGGACCCTTGGTGTTGGGGGTCGTCACCGAGGTCATGCCAGCGAAATTGATGACGCCCTTGGGGATTGCCATGATGCTAATGATGCCCTGCGCCACCCATGGGACGAAAGCCAGGGACTGGGCGAGCGTCTCGAAGGCCCCGTTTGTCATCGCATACAGTGAGCACCCGTTCGGCAACCCCTCCGCCTTAGAGCCTGACGCGGCCTGGAACTTGGGGTTCTTCACGTCCCCATACTCCAGTTCCAGGTCGATCGTGGAGGCGACGACGACGTCGTAGTCGCCGCTGTCGTATCCGTCCCCGTACCATGTGGCGGCGATCGTCTCGTACCAGGTCTTGCCGATTACGTACTCGGCGCCCATGTCGAGGCCCTCTGGGCAGGTGAGGTACTTGCGGCCGTAGTCGTCCCACTGGTTTTCGGCGGCGATACCGATGTGGCCGCGTTCGACGTAGCAGCGGTTGACGTAGACGTCCTTGAAGTACGTCTGCCACACGTCGAGCTGGACGTTGATCTCGACCGTGTTGGGGGCGACGTAGACGACGTCAGTGATGAAGTAGAAGAACCTGTGCCGTTTGCCTCCGAAAAGATTGTTTTCAGCGTAGATGTAGTTGTACTTGTTGGCCTCGGAGAAAGGAATGTCGAGGCGGATCGGCATACCCTGACCACAGTAGGTGAGGGACTCAATAATCCGGGTCTGCGGGTCTCGGTGCATGTATTTCATCTGGGCGGCCTCGGACTCGAAGACCACCACGTCCCTGTAGTTCGAATCCCAGTTCACCCAGGTCAGGCACACGGTCGTGCCCGGGGTCCAGATCGCGTAGTCGAAATCCAGGCCAAAATCGCCTGGACGCCGGTCAGAATCGATGCGTGCCATAAGAAGATACTACCACACGGGTGCCCGAACGGTATCGCAACCGGCGGTATCGAAATAGGGGTGCCCGAACGGTATCGCAACCGGCGGTATCGAAATAGGGGTGCCCGAACGGTATCGCAACCGGCGGTATCGAAATCGAGAGAAAAAACCGGCCCCCCACACCATCGTGGAGGGCCGGACGGCGTGAACCACACGTCAGCTACGCGGCCACGCGTTCTTCGCCGCGCTAGCGTAGACAGGCACCACGGTCGACACCGGGGTCTTCGTCACCCGCTTACCCGTCGCCGGATCCACGTACCCCAGAGTCGCCAGCACCGTCAGAGACGCGCTCGTCTCGTCCACACCAATCTTGAGGATACCCTCATTATCGATCTGGGTATGCTGCGAGGACGCACCAGTCACCGTGTAGTAGACGCCGAACTCGACCAGGTCCGCGTCCGTAGCCGTCACGTTGGCGGCAGTCAGGTAGGTGCGGCCGGGGGTGGCCTTGTAGGAGTCGGAGACGGCCTTGTCGGTGAAGAGTTCCTTCACCTGACCCATAGTGATCTTCACCTGCTTCGGGGTGATGGTGATCGCGTTGTCGTCGTCACCGGTCCAGAAAAGGACCGCCGGCACGAACAGCGAGGAGGAGATGATGCCCCGGTGGTGCATGAAGTAGTTCGTGTACCGTCCAGCCGGGTTCACCTGTGACTGGTTCTCCAGCAGGTTGTCGGCGATCACAAAGAAGTCCTTCGTGGTGAGGATCGCCTGCGCCTTGTCGATACCGAAGTTGGCCTTCGGGATCGTGACAATACGGCCCTCCATCTGGGCGTACTCGACGTTGAAGGCGCCGGCCCACGCCTCGATACCAATGTTTGCGAGTACCTCGGGGGTGGTGATCAGCACCAGGTCCTCGGGCTTCGCGAACGTCTCCATGTGGGCAGCGTTGTACTGCCGGGAGATAAAGGACATGTTGCCCGCGTAGGCCTGTACCTGCTTGATCAGGTTCTTCGCGTCCGCGTCAGAGGCGGCCAGCGTCTGAAGGTCAGGGCACTTTGCATGCCAGAACCCCCCGTTCGACTCATACTCGGCGAAAAGCGAGCAGATCAGCAGGAACTCGTCCCACTGGTCGCTCGTGGTGGGCACCGCGAGAATCTGATTCACATACTTCTGAAGACCATCGGATTCCAGGAACGCCCTCTTGAGCAGGTCCTGGTTGACGGTGATCTTGTACATGTTCTGCCGGTTGATCGTGTGGAACTGGGAGGCGACGACCGGCTTCTTCTGCGCAAACAGGGCCTCCTCCATGTAGTCCCGTTCGGGGGAGTACTCGTAGGCCTGGATGAGGCCCATCTGGACCTCCTCGATCGTGTCACCGTACTCCAGCATGCCCCGCTTGAAAACCGCCAACGGGTTCTTCCAGGAGATATCGCGCGTGTAGTAGGAGCCGATACGGTTCACCAGGGCGTCAGTGAACTCGTTCCAGTGCTGAGGAAACTTGGTGAGGGCTGCGAGCGTCTGCGAGATGTTGCCCTTCGTGACCGAGGGGATACGCCGCTTGTAGTCGCCGCCCACGTCGTTGCGGATCCGCTCCAGCATCTCCGCGTTGTCAATATCCCGGATCTTGCCGAGGTTCTTGCTGGGCATTACTTGTCCTCCTTGTCGTCGTCACGCTTTTCGAAGAAAGCGTCGATCCCGCCGTCGTCCTCTTCGTCATCGGAGTCGTCGGAACTGTCGCCCCCGTTGTCCTCGCTCTTTTCGGGGGCGGACTGTGCGTTCACCTGGGTGAGCAGGTCGTAGTTGGCCGCCTTCATGGCGTTCAGCTGCTCGGCGAGGGTGCTGTTTGACTCGGTGAGTTCACCGATCTTGGCCTGGGCGGACGAGAACTGGTCCTGCACGCCCTGATACGTGGCCCTGATGTCGTCGTAGATGGTGGGCGGGACCCCGCCTTCGCCGGGGTTTTGCACTGCGTTGATCAGTGCCTCGAAATCCATGTTGTTACCTCCATATAGCGGTAGGCTGGGATTCACCTAGTGATCCCAGCCTACCATTTTTTCACCGGATTGTCGTAGACGCCCTCAGTCACTGACGAGGTGCACTACCGACCGCCGCACGGCATCACCCGTCGTCACGCGGCGTCGCTCTCAGAGTCGCCTTCCGAGTCCGGAGCCTCTGTGTACCCGTATGCGTGAGCCCAATCGGTGATCGCGTCGCGCACAATGTCGGCGGTCTCACGCTGGAGCACCCAGTGCTGGGCACGAATAAAGTCAATAACGCCCTTGTTGATGCGAACAGTGAAGTTGACCTTCTCCTTCTTGGCCATTATTCAACTCCTATGGGTGTAAAAGAAAATGTTGTTTCTTTCAGGACGACCCCGCCCCTAACTCTATGTGGAACAAGTTTACCATGCCACTCGTGCGGCGCAAGCAGATCCTGAGGCGACACGCTCGCAGCAATCTTACGCGGCAAACCCGCAATATGCGTGTCAGGCCTGCCGTCAATCACCTCACTGTACTGCTTCGCTCTCACGTACACGCCCTCCGTGAAATTCGCCTCATGCTTCCAGGCACCCAAATGTGTCGGATGCACCACACACCCCTCCGGCGGCTCTGTCCCCAACAAGTGCAGTGAGTCAGTATCAGCATACAGGAACCTATCAAAGTTCCTCTGCGCCGCCCTCACCGTGTAGTCCCGCGCCCACGCCGTCACAAACACCCCCAACGGCGTATACACAGGATCACACGTCTCGTGCGGACCCTTCCTCAACTTCACCACCCCATTCTCCAGCGCAGGAACCTTACCTGTCACATCTGTGTTCTTGGCGAACTTACCGTACAACGAGTTAAGAAACAATTTAGCAATAGTCCGCTTCCCGCCGGTGGAGACCTCCTTAACATGCATCCACTTGTCAACATAATCCACAATCATGTCCTCAGAAGACGCAAAAGAAACGCCACCATGCCACCCTAGAACCTCTAGATCATACTGCTCAGACCACAGCGCATAATCTACCGACGACATAGACAACGTCACCGGCTCCTCAATCAACGTCTGATACTCCGTGCCCCGAAAAAACGGGTTCTTTTTCACCTGGATACAAGGAACATGGCCCTCCTTGAGACGAGCGACCACCGACGCCGACGCCACCCAGAGACCCTCCGTCGGAGGGCTGCCCCAAAAAATCTCAGGACTACCGTACGGCAGAGACCGAGTTGACATCACGTACGGGTACAACGAATTCACGTCATAAACAGACCCTGCACCAACAAGACGCCCTGCCATCAAAACATTAGCGTACGTGAAGCCTCCCCTGTACGCGTCACGGACGCTCGCGTCAACCTCAGTGCTAAGCGTAGGAAACCTCTTCGAGAACTGGGCCGCCCCACCAATGGAATCCTTGTACTCAGCCATGGAATCAGATGACGCCGTCATGCGCGTCATCCCCTGTGAGAGCATTTCACGCATAGCCATCGCCACGATCAGCACGTCCCTTCGCAGATAGTCCCACTCCTCATCAGACGGCTCATAACCCTCCGAACGAGGCAAGTCATAGTCGATCTCCCCCTTAGACTCCGGAACATCGAACGCCGTCGATATCGCACTCACCGGCATAGGGATCTTCTTGTACGAGTCCCGGTACTCGGTGATCCGACCCTCAAAATTCACCGTGACGCTGTAGAACTTACCCATCCCATCAATAAGCGTGGAAAAAGACTGAGGGACCTCAGGCCTATCCTTGACATGAACATATCCCCGCCTCAGCAGCGCGTCAATAATGAACGACCCGTCATACGCCAGGTTGTGGAAATAAGTGACAGACGGGTTCTCTGACGACCAGTCAAAAAACGAATCAATATCCAGACCCGTCGCATAGCTGCCCAGATCATGCACGCTCATAGAACCCCAGCACCACACCCGACAGTCCTCCGGGTCTGTCGTGCACTCAAAGTCCGCGACCCTGACGTGCCGCTCTGCGCTGCTTCCGCTTCTTTGCCTCGCGCTGCTTCTTGCGCTTCGCACGCCGACGCTCCTTCGCTAGTTCAGGACTGGTCTGAAAGTCAAGTGAATCTGCCATGTCAACCATCTCGGAAAGGTTATCGGCCACCGTCTCCTGAGAATCAACAAGGCCATCCAAATACCCCTGCGCAATACCCTCCTGGCCCTGCATCGCCACCCCGTCATACATCATGGAAAGTTCGTCAGCAAACTTTGAATCATTAGACCACAGGAACCAGAACTTTTTGTCGTCAAGAGCGTCGATCTTCTTCTTTAGCTGCGCGTACTGAGACGTCCCAATGCGCTGAATCATCTCATCAATCTGATTCCGGGCGGCACGAATGTTCTTCTGCCTGCCGCGAGTCGTGTTCTGTTCAGCAATCGCGTCAGCAATCCGAAGAGCACCCTTATCGGAGTAGTATCGTGTCGGCACAGGGAGCGACTTCTTGTTGTAGGAGTAGTTGGTCCCTGACTCCAAGTACTGCTTCCTCGGCCTAAAGTGCTCGTCATACTCGTCAACCGGCACACCCACCCACGGGATGAACGTACCGCCAATCTCCCTACGCTCGGCGGCCTTCAGCCTGTTGTCACGGTCGTACTGATAGATCACCCGCGCCATCGCATGCTTCGAAATAATACTGTCGCCCGCACCACGGTAGTACCCAACCACATTCGAGTTGAAATTCTCAAGCCTCTCAATATGGGCCTCCACTTGCCTCGTAGTCATGCGGTCGATCGTTGACTTACGCGGATCATACTTCGTCCCCGTAATATCCACGCCGTACTTCCCATTATTGATGTGATCCATCGTGGTCCCGCGCGTGCCCTCGGGCGCATACGTGCCAGCCTTGATCTGAGCAATCTTCTGATCCGCCCTAGCCTGCAACGCATGCGCCCTCGCACGAAGATCCGACAATGACATGAAAAAACTCCTCCCGCCCCCCCCCCGACAATCTGTACGAGGCTGGTTGTTGACCGCAAAAAACCGATTTTATCCGCGTCGAGGATGCCGATAAACGACACTTCCGGCAGGTCGATACCTTCCCGCAGGAGGTTAATTCCGATGAGCACATCGAACTCACCCGCCCTCAAGCCTTTGAGGATTTCTACCCGCTTGATGGTTTCCACCCCGCTGTGGCTATACTTCACCTTTAATCCCAAAAGCGGAAGCTAACGTGACAAAATCAGGGTTATCATCCAAAATCGTTGAACTGTGGCGACCATGGAAAAACAGCGATTGCCACTGGCGTACCATGCCGAGACGCTGATTGTCCATCAATACAATTTTGATCGGGGCTTTACCGCGTCTAATGGTGCCTAGTTCCTGAATATTCATCATAATCGAACCATCGC